TGTTAGTCACGTCGGCGGCAAGTTTCCTTTCTTCGGCGTTCAAGCGGTTTTTGATCCTCTGAAACTCTTTCGGCGTTTCCGCGTCGAAGCCTTCGCCAATGCCCGCCGCCATCATTTTACCGACTTCATCCCGGAATTTTGACGACGGGGAATGAATGCCCAGGGCGTTTTTCGCGCTCTGAAGTAAGTTTTGCGCCAAGCTGGAAACTTGACCTGTTAGCCAGCTCCACCCGCTCGACAAGCCGTTCCATACGCCCTGTACGATTTGATACCCGACGTTGAAGAAGTCCGAAAACGCGCCCGTAATTGTCGAAACGATGGATTGCACAAGGTTATGAACGAAGCTTTTAATTTCGCTGATTATCTCCGCGCCGCGATCTACAAGCTTTGTGAAAAGCCCCCGGCCAGCTTCGGCGATCTGATTATGCAGGCCGACGACCGTTTGGATAATCGCCGTTATGATCTGTGGAATGACCTTTACCACGGCGGCGATTATCTGCGGAAGATTTGTTACCAGCGAAACAAGCAGTTTTACGCCCGCGCTGATGATCTGCGGAATCATCTGTATCAGCTTTTCCGTTATCGCCGTTATGATTTTCGGCAATACCTCGACGATCCCGTTAATGATTTCTGGCAAGTTCTCGACAAGCGCCGTCAAGAGCGTTACGCCGCATTCGATGATCTGCGGAATTAAGCCGATCAGCGCGTCCACAATGCCGGAAATGATTTCCGGCAAGGCTTCAAGGATAATTGGCATACTGTCGATAATGCCGACGGCCAGCCCTTCGATAAGCTGCACAACGGCTTCAAGGATCGTCGGCAACTGTCCGACAATGGCCGTCGCGAAAGAAACGATCCCTTGAACAATCGTCGGAATAAGCGTCGGTAATTCACTCCCGATTGTTTCGCCCAGTGTTCCGACGATTTCGCCCGCTGCTTCAACAACTTTCGGAAGTGCTTTCATAATTGCTTCGACTAGCTTTGTTACGATCTGGACGGCAGTTTTTGTGATCGTCGCCGCGTTGTCAAGAATGCTTCCGGCGAATTTCTCGACAATCGTTAATCCGCCTTCAACGATTTTCGGCAAGGCTTCCGCGATCTTGTTTACCATTTCGCCAAGCACAACGCCGAATTCGTCGGCCAGCGCGTCGCGTCCGGCGCGNNNNTCATTGACAAACCCGGCGATATCTTCGGCAAATACCGTTCCGAAAAGGTTTCCAAGCGCCGACGTTGTGGCCTTCGCTTTGTCCATAGCGTCGGAAAGCGTGTTCAAGCTATCAAGCATATCTTGTGAAAGGATCAAGCCCGCTTCTTCAGCTTCCGCGCCTAACTCTTCCAGCGCGTCAACGCCGCCCATAATAAGCGGATTTAAGTCTTGCGCCGACTTTCCGAAAATCTCCATTGCCAGCGCGTCGCGCTCTGTTTCGTTTTCAATCTGCCCCAGCGCCCGGATCACGTCGGCGAACACTTCTTCGTTATCCCGAAGATTTCCGTTTGCGTCCGTCACGGAAACGCCAAGCGACGCGAAAGCGTCCGCCGCCGATCCCGTACCGTCGCGGGCGCTCGACATTTGCCGCGTAAGCTTCGACAAGCTGCCCGTAAGCGTATCCATAGAAACATCTATCATATCGCTTGCGTACTGGAATTTTTGCAAAGTGTCCGTTGCGATCCCCGTTGTTTTCGACAGCGTGTTCAAGTCGTCGGCGTTATATGCCGCGTCGATAGACATTTTCACGATAGCAGCGCCCGCCGCTGTCGCCGCGCTCCCAAGCGCGATAATTGCTTTCCCGGCGATTTCGCCGACGGTCTTTAACGCTTCGCCGAATTTGTGCCATTTCTCTTTTGCGTCGTCGGCTTCCTTTGCGGCCTGTTTTGCTGTCTTGCCGCCCCGGTCGATCTGTTCGGTCGTTTCGGCTTGCTGCTTTTCCAGATACCGCAATTCTTCTTCTGTGCTTTCTACCTCGCGTTGATATGCTCTATATTGTTCTTGCGTGATTTCGCCCTTTGCGGCCTGTTCCTGTACCTGCGCTTCAGCTTCGCGCAGTTTATCAAGCTTTTCTTTTGTGGCCTGTACGGATTGCCCTAAAAGTTCTTGTTTCTGTGCAAGAAGCGTTGTATTCGTTGGATCAAGCTTCAAAAGACGTTCAACGTCTTTAAGTTCGGTTTTAAGGCTTTTGGATTTGGAATTTACGTCGGAAAGCGCCTTTTGTAACGGCGTGGTATTTCCGCCGATCTCGATAGTTATTCCCTTGATATTCCCGGCCATAAATCCACCCCCGTATTATCAAAATGCGTCGAAGTCCGCTTGCGTCGCCGCTCTTGTGTCCGGCGTGCCTGTCGGCTCATACAAAAGCAGATCAAGCAAGCTTCCGACGGTAAAGTATTCCAGATCGGCGACGCGCACGCCTAAACGTAAAGCCCCACGGATCAACATTTCCGTGGGGCTTTCGACTTCGTGTTCCGGCGCGGTGTCCGCGTCGCCGTCTATCCGTTTTTTGAAGATTTGCCGCCCATGCTTTCAACGTAAAGCGTGATCGCTTCATGTGCCGCTTCGGAAAGCGGGAAACTATCAAGCGTATCAAGCCATTCAAACGGCGGCGGCAATTCGGGATTTGCTGCCTTGATAAGAAGCCAGCACATATTATAGACGACTTCAAGATCAATCTTTGACAGATCGACCGTTCCGTCCGGAAGCATAGCTTCTTGAAGCCGCTGCACGTCCTCGAAAAGATCGCGCCCGAATTGCGCTTTGTATTTAAGCAGATTCGCGGCGGTTGATTTCATCGTGAAATCCTTTCCGCCGATATTGACGATTTTTTCCATGTTTTAAGCCCCTTTCAAGCGCTGGATCAATCCGCCACGGTGACGGTTACGGTCTTTTCCTCTTCGGAAGTCATAAGGATCGTGAAGGGCTTTGCGCCGTTGGAAAGCGTCAAAAGATATTCCTTCTTGATCGTTACGATATTCGACGCAACGGTAAAGTTACCCGCGCCGATAGTCTCGCCGCCGATCTGAACGTCAATCGGCGTATCGTTCGTGACGGTGACGGTCACGTCAGCGGCGGCGGCTTTGCTGAACGTCGCCGTTTTCGGGGAAACGTTCGCGGCGGTGCTGATCTGCCCGTATACGTTATCAAACCAGCCGTTATAAACGCTGTCCGGCGTTTTTTCGTTCGTGCGCCCCTTGACGGTCATATCCGGAAGCGGCTTGACGACAAGCGGCATACTTTCGGTTTTCGGCGTGGTGGTATTCTGCTTCGTCTCGCCGTCGACGTTCGGGCGGTTAGCCTTGCAGTTATACAGGACGTGACGCACTTTCCGCTTGTCGCCGTCGAATTCAAACATCATAGCGAAGCGGGACGGCTGCACGCCCGCCCGCTCGGTATAGACGAAGTTTTCGTCGACGATCTCGCCCAAATACTTTTCCTTGAACCAGTCCGGGACAAGGGCAAATTCGATATTGCCTTCATACCCGTTGTTCGTCATGGAAGTAAAGTATTCGATATCGTCGGCGTAAAACGGCGTAGTCTCGCCGACGGGCGGAAGCGACAGATTGACCGCGCCCGGAACATGACGCGGCGTTCCGTAAGAAATGATCCCCGCGTCGGTTTCGGTCAGCGGCGCGACGTATACGTTTTTCAGTCCGTACCTAACTTTGTTTGCGCTGCTCATGTGTGTTAATCCTCCATTTCTGAAAATTCGTAAATGATTTGATAAAGCCGATCTTCTTTGTTATAAAATTCGTCGAAAACCTCCCAGCAAATTTCATTTTCATCAAAGATCGCTTCAAGCGTTTTTTCTGTTGCCGTTTCTTTCTTTTCGGTGCATAAGATCACGTTCCATCTGTTCGCCTTCACATATACGCGATTGTCCGCGTACATATTTTCGGACATTTGACGCGCGATCAGCACAAACGGCAAAGCGGGCTTCGATACGAAGTGATCGTACACATATTCGTACCCGCTCCCGGAAATAATGTCGATCAGCCGTTGCAGATTGAAGGGAATAACAAGGCTTTCGCGGTATGTGTAGATACCGACCGATATAACCCCGTCAAAAGCGCCGCTTGCTGTGAAGCTTTCCGGAACGGTCAAGATCAGTTCCGGCGCGGCGGCTTCGATCAATTCTTGCAAAGCTTCGCGAATATCAATCGTTGTCGGCTTTTCCGGAACGTCAAAACGCTTTGTATTGAAAGCTGCACGGTTAAGCATTTTACTTTCCCTTCCCTATGACAATTCGCACTTTTTCTTCAAGCGAATTCGCGGCGGCGGCTTCGGCGGCGGCTATATGCGGATACGCGGGCGCGGGCGCGGGGCCTCCATGCCCTTTTTCAAGAAGGTGTGTCAACTGATAATCCGTCCGGTTATATACCGTGACGACCTTTTCCGTTGCTCTGTCGGAAGTGTTTTTCACCGACCAGCCCTTCCGATAATCTCCCGTCCGTTTCGGGCTTGTCCGTTTAAGGCTTTTCGCGGTTTCTTTGCCGACTGTTGTAACGGCTTCGTTCACGCCCTCTTGCACGCCGTCGGCGTATTCTTCCAGCGCGGCGATCAGATCGGAAGCCCAATCGTTCATTGTTCGCCCGTCCTTTCGGTGCAATACAATTCGATCTTTTCGCCGATATCGTAAGTTCGATAAATCGACATACGATCCCCGCCGTCGACGGAACAATACTTTTCGCCGTTATATTCGTCTGAATAGATTTTTACCATGCACGACGGCTTGATCCCCAGCTTCCCGGCGTTGAAGAATTCAGCGGCGAACACGCTTTCTTGCGTGCCGAAAACTGTTGTCGACTGTTCCGTCGCTGTTTCGTTCCCGTCCGCGTCCTTCGTGTATGACGTATCGCCGTACAACGTGACTTGTACGTCCTTATGTGTCGTCGTCTGTGGCAATGTAATCACCCGCCAAACTCAAAGCGCACTTCAAGTAATCGTAAGCGTCGCGGAAGCGTTTTGCTTCGTTTACGTCCAGATACCCGAATTCCGCTTTGCAATACAGGATCACGGCGCGATCTATCAGCGGATCGCCGAAGGACGTTGCCGTATAGTCGATTGTGTCCGGAAGAAGCGTAATGCCGACGTTTCGCAAATCCTGCACGGCGGCGGCGATCAAGTCTTTGATTTCATCGTCAAACGCGTCTGAAGTCCGGCGCAATGCAAGCTTCACTTTTGACAGCATTATTTTTTCGCCCCCTGTATCATTCTGTATGTGTTTTCGGTTACGACCGTCCGCGCGACGTGCCCCATTTTTACCGCGCTGTCGCAAAAGAGTTTATACCCCTCCCGGCGGGCGCGGATACAAAACGATATATCTTCCCCGTATCCCGGAATAGGCATAAATGCCGTTTTGTTCTTTTCGATCACGTCCCGGATCACGGACGTTTTTACAAGCACGCCGCCAAAGCCGCAAGCGTCGATTTCGAAAACGCTGTCTTTCGGATAATCGTTGTAGATTTCGACTTGTGCTTCCCCCGGCGCGCCGTACTTCAGCGTCTTGTAAATGACGGGATCATACGGCGGGCGGCGCATAAAGGCCAGCGCCGAAACGATATCTTTGTCGTCGGCGATCATCCGCTTCAAGATATCCGGCGCGAAGATCATGTCGCTATCAAGCCATAAAACGAAATCATATTCGGCATTGACGGCCATTTCGGAAAGCTTGTCCCGATTTGCGAACACAAGCGATCCGGCCATCAATTCGACGTGACATTCGCCGACGGTTTCAAGGCTTGTCAAGCTGCGGACGAATTCAACGTCCACATAATCCGTTGTCGGAACGGCGATAAAGATTTTCACGGCATATTTCCCCCTTTACGACGTGAAAAAGCGGGAAGCACGGTTTCCCGTGCTTCCCGTTCTTAAATTATGCGGTAGTGGACACAAGACGGACAATCGCGTCGGTCTTTGCGGGCTTGCTGTCGAAAGCAGCATAGCCGCGATAATGGATCGTCGCGGAAAGGAAGCCGGAATTGTCGTTCCGCTCCACGTTCACGCCCTCGGACAGATTGCCGACCACATCCAGCCAGCGACCAAGATAAAGGCCGTTGTTCGCCGTCGCGACGTAATCGTCCACGACAACGGGATAACCGCAAAGCGTCTTTTCGACGGGATCGAAGATTGGCCTTCCGGTGCTGTCAACAATGCCCTTGATCTTGCTCCACAAGGTTTTCTTGTGGACAAGAAATTTCGCTTCCGCGTCGTAGGCGGCGGGAAGAAGGGCGATCAGATCCATAATATTGCCGTAGGTGTACCCGGTCGTCGCGGTATTAAGGATCTGATTTGTTCCGGTCGTGTAGGTGATCGCAGCAACGCCGTTGCTGCTGTCGTTGATGATGAAATCATCAATCGCGCGGGCGATATC